ACGACTCATTCTTGTGTGGTATAGCTAGTGGTTTCGTTGGATACGACTCAGAGTATGGCTATGGCATCAAGACAACAATCGGTGGGCAAGGACAAGCTTCACTGACTCAGTTCAATAAACAAGGCAATAAGATAGAATACAATAACATGGTCAATCCCGGTATGCCTTGGTTCCTACGCGCCCGACCGGAAGATGTCGTGTATCCCTGGGGCTGTGAGTCGTCCTACAATGCGGAATGGGTAGCTATGCGTGTATTCCGTCCATTGTCCGACATCAAAGCGGATGCCAAGTATAAGAACACCAATGATCTAAAAGGCTCATACACGCAGCGTAGAACCCAGCCTGAGGGTGGTATCAGGGACGAATGGGCTGATGGTGAGTTCAAGGACCATGAGTGGGTGGAGCTGTGGCAACTGCGTGATGCTAAGACCAAACAGATTATATGCTTCACCATGGACCACGATAAGTTCCTGCGCCAAGAAGAGGACCTCATGCAGGTAGATGGCATCCCTGTTGAGACCATTGCCTTCAACCCTGACCCGGATTACATCTATGGTATACCTGATGCTCGTATCATTGAGCCTCAGTTGCTTGAGTTAAACGAGATACGCACACAAGCCATGAAGCACAGGCGTGTGGATATCCTCAAGTTCTTGTATCGCCGTAAGTCAATAGCACCTGAACAACTACAGAAAATGCTATCGGAAGATGTACAAGCTGGCATCGAAGTAGACTCCGATGAACCAATCAACCAAGCTATCATGCAACTACAACCAGGCGCATCTGCTGTCCTTGCCGACCTCGAACGAATGGGAGAAATCATCCGTGGAGATGTCCGTGAAACGGTAGGCTTCTCCCGTTCCTCGACTGGTGAGTATCAAGGAAAGACCCATATCTCTGCTAAAGAGACTGAAGTGGTCAACTGGGCTAATCAGATTCGTGTAGATGAACGACGGGATATGGTAGCTGATCTATTGCAGAATGTGGTTCGCAGGTATAACCAGATGATATTCACCTATTGGAAAGAGCCTATCATACGCTCTATCATAGGTCCTGATGGTGCCCGCTGGTGGATTAAGTACTCACCTGCTGACATCAAAGCTGAGTACACATACCGAGTGGACCCGACTAATGCACTACCAGTCGACCAACGTACCAAGAGACAAGATGCACAGGAGATGATGGCTGCTTGGTCTAACGCAGCAATAGCATCGAGCAAGACTGGCAGTCCGATACCATCTGAGTTGCTGAGGTATTTCTACTCTCAGTATGATGGTATCAATATAGACAAAGCTATTGAACAGCAAGGGCAACCTATGCCGGGTCCTGGTCAGAATCCAGAACAGGCTCTACCACCGCAAGCTGCAGCCCAGATGATGGGGCAGAAGATGGGGATGTGATGAGCGTACAGAACCTGCTTTCACCATCAGTACATAAACACGGCACAAGCAAGAGAACGGTGGTCGGTTATGGCTGCCCCCGTCACGGCTACACACGCGGGGACCACTGTCCGAAATGTGCTAAGGAAGAAGCAGCTGCACCAGCCGTTCACACGCATGACTGGGTCAAAGGTGTATGGACTGATATAGCACCTGAACCTATTATGATAGAATCAAAAGAGCATCTCTTCCGTGAATGCGAGAAACGCGGAGTTATGCCCAGGGCGTTTATGAAGCCCAAATCTCAAGGACAAGGTTTTGAAATAGCGAAAGGGAGGTAAGTATGGCGAAGATGGCTGTAAGCGATAGGAGTCTGCTAGTAACGTTTGATGCCAATAGACAACCGTTATTTGTGTTCAACGGTGATTGGAACGTTAGGGATTTAATTCACACGCGAGTAAGGTTGTTCAGGGCATACAAACATTATATAAAAGAGGTAAGGATAAAACTGGAGGCAGCGAAATGAGCGAGTTAGATAAGAAAGCCAGCGAGCAGGCTGTAGACCAATCAAAATTTGTCCCGAAAGAGGAGTATGAGAAACTTGCTGGGTCAGTAAAAGACCTTGAGAGCAAGTTGGATGAAGCGAAGTTGTCTTTGTTGGACGCAGATTACATCGAGTTCTTGGAGACAAAACGTGGGCAGCGTGTCGAGAAAGCTGTAAAGAGGGAGATGTCCGAGATTGATACGGATAAGATGACTTCTAAGCAGATACTCGAACTATCCACCGAACGCGCCAAGGAAGCTTTGATGAGCGAAGTAATGCCAAAGTATGAGGAAGCCCTGAAACGTCAAGGCAACACCATACAAGACATACTTGCCTACATCGAGCTCGGTGAAGCAGAAAAGAAGTACAAGGATTTTGCGGACTACAAAGACGACACTCGGAAGGTTCTCGAAACCTCAAAGACCCAATTGACAATTGAACAGGCATACAAACAAGCCAAGATGGACCGGCTTGAGAAAGAAGGCAAGTTGACTCCTGAAGACAAGAAAGAGCTTAAGACACCGCCCCCGACTGAGAAACCGACTTCAACGGTTCCAGGCGATACGATGTCTAAGAGTGCTTTCAAAGATAAGGAAGATGCTGCTGATGATGCCTGGGATAGGATAGTTGGTTCTGGTAAGGACACTCTATAAAGGAAACTAAGCAATGGCAAATCCAACTAGGACGGAACAGTTAGATGATTTGTACACGTCTCAATAACAGGGACCTTAACGACTATGAAAGAGTTACTAGAAGCGCAAAAAGGATACTTAGCAGGAATATTAGACGGTGAGGGTTGTCTATCCATTAGGCACCAAAAAGGACAACGCTCCTTCTTGAACTTTCGTGGTCGTTTAGCAAATGGGGAGAATTCGGTGGACACCCAGAACGGGCAATACCGAGCGGAGCCTTGCATTAGCAAGGAACGTGTGACGGTCAGTCCTGAAATAATGGACATTAGCACCCCACTCGAAAGAGATGATATGACCTGTACTACCAAGGAATTGGTAGAAGTAGGAAATAGAAAGCCTACGATAACATCATAGACCTGGAACAACCGGAAATCTGAAGTAACAGACCAGATTTTCACCGGAACACCTACCTTCAAGCTTCTCAAAGCTAAGGGTGGCATCAAGCTCAACGGCACGGGTGGAAGGTATCTCGAAATCCCCCTGAGCTATGCAAAGAACGCAACCGTCGCCTCCCTTGACAAGGGCGATACCATCTCAATCTCGGACACCAAGTTCTTAACGGTAGCCCAGTTTGAGTGGAAGTTCGTTGCGGGTTCTATCGTCCGGTATTATGTAGACGATGCAAAGAACAAGTCAAAACAGCAACATCTATCATTGGTTAACGCCAAGATAGACAACCTTGAACGGTCGATGATTGACAAGTTCGAGACAATGATATTCTCCGATGGTTCGGGCAATGGTAGTAAGGACATCGATGGTTTTGCTAACATCGTTGATTACACTCCGACTGTTGCGCGTACTGTTGGTAATATCCCACAAACCACCTATTCTTGGTGGCAGAATAAGCAGGCAGCTTCCTCAGGGTCTGCTAGCGTTTATCTTCTCAGCGACATGAGAACGTTGTACAACAACTGCTCCACTGGTCAGGCAACCGACCTTCCTGATATGCTCATAACTACTCAGACCGTGTTTGAGTATTACGAAGATGAAGTTCAGGAACAGAAGCAGATAGTGAATCAGACCTCTGGTGATGCTATGCTTATCACGGTTACCTTCAAAGGTATGCCTCTCGTGTGGTCAGCAGCGTGTCCTGCAGGTTTGATGTATTTCCTCAACTCAAAGTATATTGGGTTGAACGTTGACCCTGACATCAATATGTCAGCAACAGAGTGGAAGACCATTCCTAACCAGCTGGACAGGGTTCAGCAGGTCGTGTGGAAAGGTAACCTTATCGCTTCAAGACGTGCGTCACTTGGCGTTCTTGGTGGGATAACCACTGCATAACCTCCGAGCTCCAAGACAATGGAGCTTTAAGGTAGACCAAAAAACCAAAGGAGAATAACATGGCAGGATTAGTTCCAGCAGCAAGGGTAGGACGGTTAAACCCAATTATACCCGTAGACCAATCGATCTACGAAGAGTCGACTACAAAGAAGGCTCCGTTGGGAACGAGGATAGAAATAGGGGATAGAACGTTTCGCTATGCTAAAGCAGGCGCTGGTCAAATAGGAGTCAAGGCAGGTCGTATTGCTTCTATGGTAGCTGCTCCTGGTACGCATGGTGGAACATTCGTTTCTTTCGCGGTAGCCACAACTGGAGCTTCTGTGCTTAGTGCTACAGTTGGTGGTGGTGCTATCACAGTGGATACATATGAAGATGGTTACTTTGTATTTGGTGCTGGCACACGCGCAGGTGAGACTTATAGCATTAAGAGTAACGCTACAGGTACATCTGGTCTAACGTCTGTTGCGATAACGTTATATGACCCTATCATAGGTACAGTAACAGCTACATCAGTAGGTGCTTTATTGTTAAACAAATACATCGTCTCGGTTTCCACCACTGGTGGTCGTTGTCCAATTGGTGTTCCGATGATCGATGTAACAGAAGGTAATTACTTCTGGCTTCAGACTAAAGGTCCTGTGGGTGTTATCGCAGCGGCTACACCTGCGGCTTTTACACCGTTGACAATAGGTACAACTGGTACAGTTATTGCAGCTATTGAGGGAACTACAGCTGACGCGCTTAAAGTTATCGTTGGCATGAATGGTCCTGAGGCAGGAGTTGCAGCAGCTGCTACACCGGTTATACTGATGTTGGAATAACCACAACATAAGCTATGACGGGGGCAGCTACACGAGGCGTGTGCCCCCTGGGTTGCCCCCGTCAAGGCTTATAAACTAGCGAGGAGTTTGATATGAGCGAGGAAACTAAAGTGGAGGCAGCAGTGATAGTAGATGCAACAACAGGAAAAGACTGGTCTTTACCCGTGCCTATACTACCCAAGCTAGAGTTACCTGAAGAACCTAAAGCAGGTATTCCTGAGGGTGGTGTGCATAGACCTTGTGATGGTGAAATGGAGATGGTCATGGGAGAGAACAACGACCACATTCCAGCACCGCCTGAAGGAAAGTTGAGGATACTGATTGGCATATGTATCCTTAGTTATTCCCACGAGTTCGTGCAGAGCTTCCTCAAGTTCTGGCAGCAGGTATGCACCATTGAGCGGGGTAAGCTACAAATTGGATATCACTTTGTTTACCGTAGACCATCACATATAGGTGAGATAGAGATAGTCAAAGTAGCAAAGTTCAATAAGTGCACGCATATCCTTTTCATGGATGATGACATTTATGACATCACCGTTGAGGACCTACATAAATTGATAGACGCAAAGAAGGATATCATTAGTGGGCATATGTTCGCTTCCAAGTTTCCATTTGCCTCATGCGCTTTCAGGAGATATGATACTAACAAGAAAGTTATCGACATGCCTTCTGACAATTCAATGTATCGGTTATATGAGGTACCCTGCCAATGCGACAAGTGTGGTTGTGCGTTAACCCACTGGGACATGAGATTCTGCCCTGCATGTGGTGCTACTCAAGATAACCTCGTGCAACCAGTAGACCTTATACCTCTACCATTTGCTTTAGTACGGGTAGACTTATTCGATAAACTCAAGAAACCTTGGTTCCATTGCTCAGAGAATTATCCCACGGACTCATGGTTAGCTGATAGATGTATCGAAGCAGGTGTTCAGGAATACTGCCATATGGGTGTGCGATTAAATCATAATGGTATCAATGATGTAACCAGGCCATTTGAGCTCCAAAAAGGTTTAGAAGTTAATAAAGCGACGGGAAAAGGCTTAGTCCATTTGACACAAGAGGATATGGACAAGCATCAATACTTCCTACACCAGAAGATGCAGGAAGCTGAATTAAAGTGTAAACCAGCTTTGAATCTAGTTGACACTTTAGAACCTCAAATAGTGGAGGCAACAAATGACAGTCCGCAAAACGATAGCAAATAAAGCTTTTGGTGGTCGTCAGGTATTCCGTAGAGCGCCATATCCGAAGATTCAGGTAATCGCCACTGGTACAGCTAGTTCTACCAAACTAGGGACTATTACATATTCAGTAGCTACAACTGGATGCTACTTAGCAGTTAATACAGCAGGTACTGGTACTAAGTTTAACGTCTAAGGGAGGATAGCTATATGAGTAATTCTTTAGCTAGTGCCCTTATAACCAGGGCGTTAGACAATGCTTCTCGGCTTGGTACAACCACTACAAAAAGTGGTACTACGCTCTCTAACTTCGGCATAGATGTGCTTAATAGGACTATGAGCCGTATGTCCCGTAAGCACGATTTTAGAGAGTGCAGGAAGACCTATACCTCAAATACTACAGCAAGTATTAAAACCTATGCACTTCCCAGTGGTTACAAGACCATCTACGACCTTAGGCTCATTGATGGCACCTCCTCGCGTAAGCTAGAACACGCACAAGGACAGAGGTTTGATGAGTTGATAGCATATCCTGAGGGTCAATCCGAGGGTCGTTCCTGCTGGTATGTACCATACGGCAACAACTTTGACCTCTACCCTATACCAGATGCTTCTTATACCATGTATATGAAATGCACCATTTGGCCCACCAAAGTTACTGCTACAACTGATTCTGTGATATTTGATGATGACAAGGATGACCTGCTTGTATACGGTATGACAGCTGAATTATTCTCATTGCTCCAGCTTCACGAGGACAGTGCGGTGTGGGAAGGGAAGTTCAAGATGGAGTTGAGGTCTGCGATTGATGTAGATGGCAAGTACCCAGATTGGAATCCAGTGGCACAAGGATTTGGGTATACGAACAGCAGATACGTAGGAGACCCTTGGCTTGACCCATTCGTTAATAGGAGTGCTTAATGGCAATTAGGACAATATCAGATGCCGGTGGTAATTGGAATGATACTGCAACTTGGGTCGAGGGTATAGTTGCAAATCAATATGATAACGTAGTAGCCCAATCTGATGGTAGTTCTGGTAACTTGACACTTTATGGTTCTAGTGCTTATTGTATAGATTTAGACTTATCCAATTATACAGGAACTTTGACATTTAATTCAAGGAAAATATTTATGACAGGTTCACTAATATTTTCCGCTGCTATGACCGTGGTAGCAACTAGCTCTTCATCAGCTATTTATTTCAGCACTGGTACAGGTAATATTACAACTAATGGAAAAGTACTATATAATGTGAGCATACATAGTGGTACGTGGACTTTACAAGATGCCCTTACTTGTACTAGTGCCATAAACGTAGACATAGCAGCAACATTTAACACAAATAATTATAATATTACTAGTAAGTATTTGTATGCTTATAGTGGTTCAACGATAAACTTTGGTACATCTACAATAGTTACATCAGTACTTTTTTCGATAAGTCCGACTAGTACTATAGATGCAAGTAATTGCACTATTACAGTAACTGATGGTGGAGGTTTTGTTGGTGGGAATAAGACATATAATATTGTTAAGTTTACTGGTAGTAATTCAATTCTTTGGGATAGTAATACCATAGCTGACTTGCGTCTAACAGATGGTACTCCGGAAACTAGAACCATTCAATTCCATGCCGGTTCAAGACAAATTATAACTGCGAACTTCCAAGCATTGGGGGATGCTACTCATACAGTAACTATTAAGTCTACCACTAATGGTACTGGTTATACTGTACAAAAAACTTATAGTGGAGCACAGTGGAACGTAGGTAGTAATTCCACAGATTCAGGTGGTAACACAGATTTGACATTTGCAGAAGACACAAGTGGCAAGATGGACTACTGTGATATACGAGACCTTGGGGGAGAGTTACTTTCTGGTATAGTTCTCACCGAGTCTATCACTGTAACCGATGATAAACCGCTTAAATCCTTTGTTGATGCTGGCATTTCTGAGAGCATCACATTAACTGAAGTAGTATCAAAATATGTCCCTAAGCAACTATCTGATAGCATAACTATGTCAGATACGTATTCCCGTGGACAGATATTACTATCGCTAATCGAGTATATAACCTTCTCAGAGAATGCTGAGTTTGATGCTCATACAACAAATCAAATAAAGACTCTTAGTGAGACTATTGCATTATCTGAGGGCATCAATAGAGACTCTGCTAGAAGTTTTGGTGATGTAATTAGTATTGCTGAACTTGCTGCTAGAGGTCGTTCTTATACTATTGATGATATTATTTCTATGCACGACAGCATACAAATGTGGTTGCGTAAAGCTGATGTAACCAATATATGGAGTGATATCTACGTAGCTGGTGGATGGGGTGATTTGGGGTGGGGTGACTTTCCTTGGGGCAATCCTGGAGCTGCAAAGGATACATGGGCACGAGTAGCCGACCCAGTTAATACATGGACTTAATATAAGGAGGAAGTATGAGTAATGAGTCGATTGGAATGCGGGGAAAGTTTGAGTTCAAGTTACGTGATGCAAGGGGGGATTTGAAGGACTACCGTGAAGCTTGTAATATCATCACCTTATCAGGCAAGGGTTCGGTATCAGCTCTTATCTTAAAGGATATAGGTGGTAGTGCTTATGATGCTATTGCTATTGGTATAGGTACTACAGCAGCTACTAATCTGCAAACAGCACTAGCTACGGAATATGCTAAAGTGGCTTGTGTTGGTACGCAGGTACAGGTTACATCAACCAATGATACAGCTCAACTGGTAGGTTCATTTGCATTCACAGGTGCTGCTGCTATAGTTGAAGCAGGTGTATTCTCCCTAACAGCTACAGTAACAGGTGTTATGCTTGCTCGTCAAGTATTCGCAGCGTTAAACGCTACATCAGGGGATACATTAGCCGTGACTTATAAAGTCACATTTGCATAAGTAAGATAAGCATTGACGGGGGCAACAGCAAGGAAGCACTTGCCCCGTGTGGCTGCCCCCGTCAGAAAAGCGAATGGAGTATGTTATGAGGAGACTGCTTATTACAGCATCAATGGTTTTATCTATTGCCTTTAATGCTTGGGCTGGAACAAACACCACTAATCTGCAGTTGTACAAACCAGCTCAAGGAGAAGTAAACTGGGCAACTTCGGTTAACAACAATTTCAATACCCTTGATACAGCAGTAGGTACAAAGCTCAATGCTAATGGTACCTTTAAGACTGGTGCTATAGGGTTAAGTGATTTGCCTGCGGGTGGTGCTACTATGCCCTATCCTAGTTCTGGTATACCTACTTCAACTGGTGCTGCCTGGGGTACATCTATTGTAGATAATTCAACCGCTTGGAATACAGTGGGCAACAAAGGCAACCTAGCCGGAGGCAACACTTGGGAGGGAGACCAAACTGTTAACGGTACATTTACCTCAACGGGCTTTGTAGGAAGCGGTGCTGGATTAACAGGACTTGCCGCTACCCACGCCCATACCGTTAATATCCCCTGGACATTAGAGATCCCCAGCCCTACGCCTACTACGAGTGCCAGGAATCAAGTCTGGGACATGAAAGATTACAACGGTGAATTATATATAGCCTATGCGGGTAATTACAATTCTACAAGCAAAGCAGAAATAATGAAGTGGGATGGGGTTAATTTAACTTTAGTAAAGAACTTTAATACGGGTACACCGGCAAACGGTATTTACAGCATAGAGCGTTACAATGGAAAACTTTATGCGGGCAGTGTTGAACCTAATGCCCCTTATGCTAATATTTATGTTCAAAATGCTTCTGTAGCCAATTTTATTCCTTTTGATAATGTTCAGCAGAGAGGCAGTACTGCGACGTATAGCAATAAAACTGTAGAGGCTATAACACCAGGGGGGACTCCTTTTATTATTAAGGGCAGCTCAGGTACTGCAAACGCCAGTATGTATTTTGGGCTTAACAATACCTTTGGTTCTTTTAATGTATACCTCAACTCTACCGCTACGAATTACACTCCCTCGTTGACTTATTGGAACGGTTCTGCATGGAACGCAACAAGTATTACTTCTGACACTACAAATAATCTGACACAGAATGGAGTTATCGGATTTACAGTCCCTGGCGACTGGGCTATTACAACTGTTAATAGCGTATCTGATCTCTACTGGTTACGAATGTTATCAAGTACATCTTCAACTGATGCTACAGCTTATATGATAACTCAATCTCCTTCAGACTGGGAGATCAGTTTTGACAGTTCTAAGATGTCTGATGGAAATACTTATAATGCTGTGCATAGGTTAATTACTTTCGATAACAATCTATATGCGGGTATGGGTTATGGTATCGGTGATGGTGATATTTGGAAGTTTAACGGAACAACTTGGGCGCAGGTTTATAACGATACTACCGCTAACAATGTCAATGATTTTAAGGTTATACAGGGAAGGCTATATTGCACAGAAGGTGGTGCAAGTGATGGACATGGGCAAGTAGTATCTTCTGCCGATGGGACTAACTGGACCGTTGATTTTCAGGGTTCAGATTTTGCAGGTAACTATTCAGAATGTTCGGGTATAGATGAGTATAGAGGGAAAACATATACAAGCACATACGGACATTCAGGACCAGGCACAGGCGATGTGTTAGTCAAGAATGGCACTAATTGGGATATGTCTCTTGATAATACCGTGAATACTGAAGTGGATGGGATGTGTACATACAGCGATATGTTATATGCCACAGCCGGTAAGGGTAATTCCACGACCGCAAGGAATGAAATTTATGTTTATGATGGCAACAGATGGTCAACATCCCGTGCGGCTGATTTAGCGACACAGAGATTCTTTACTCTGCGACCATTCGGCGGTTCGCTGTTTGCCGGAGGTGGGGATGGTGCTAACCTCGCCAATATTTACCGTTTAACCGATTCCCCAGGCAATCAGGTGGCAAGATCATTAAAAGTAATTAGTGGTTTTCACCTTTCTGATTATAACGAAGAAGGAAATACTTTAATCGTTGAAACGCCTACTCAGTTCAATCATGGCTTAACTGCTGATTATTTCATGGGTAATGGTTCGCTTTTAACGGGTTTACCCACTACAGCCAACACCACCAAAGAGGACAATGGTCAGACAGCCTATGGCTGGGGCAATCACGCCAGCGCAGGCTACACCAATCTATCCACAGTCCTTGCACTCTCTAACCTGACCAACTACTACAACAAAACCGTCGCCGACGCCAGGTATGGCTTACTCACCGCCAACAACACTTGGACCGGCATACAGACCTACACCGGTAACGGTACTTCCCTATTCCCCGACATCCATGTTACCAACAATGCGACTATTGATGGGACAGCTAAAGTGGGGAGCTTGGAAGTCCAGGGTACGGGTGCAGGGGGTGGGAAATACTTTGACGCAGCAGGCACGAATTACGTTGAGGTTAAAGCTCCGACTTCAGTAACTGCGACATATACAATGTATTATCCTACTGCCGCTCCTACGGCTAATGGACAGGTAATGACCCATAATACCAACGGCACAACTTCGTTTGCTAATCAGACAGGCGGTGCAAATCCCGCAGGCACAGGAACAGAGATGCAATATCGTGTCAACTCAACAGCTCTGGGCGGGGCTACAAACACCACTTGGAACACCACAGAAGAATCCCTGCTCGTGCCACAGCTTAAAGCCTCAAGCCTGCTCTATGCCGACTCTGATATGTCGCATACTTACAATGTTACGGGAAAGAATAGCAATTTGACATATGGAGTAACGATCAACTTACCTGCGGCGAATTGCACTTTGGCACAGAGGGCGACAGCAGGGGAATACAACACTACCCAAGTTACAGAGGGGACTAACCTTTATTATACAAACGCAAGAGCTAATTCCGGCTTCTCAATCACCCTCCCCGATTCTTCAACCTGGGAAGGCGGTCATTTGAGCGTATTCTATCCTTACAGCTACACTTACGCCCTCACCAATATCACAGGTATCACCAACGCCACAGGTTCAAATCTCAACGTAACAGTGTCAAAGTCTAATGCCTGGAATGACAGGACTAACCCTGGCAACGTAACTACAATCCTTTTGAACGCCTGGACAAACGGGACATTGTGTTCGTATAACACCAACTCAACTCCAGCGAACACTTCAATCGAAGCTGGCACAATGATAATGTTCCATTACAATTCAGGGACGAACTCAACCTTGAGGTTACTGTTCAAATGAAAAGACTGATTCTATTCTTCCTCCTCTTTACCCTCTACGCTTCAAGTGCGTGGGCGACCAGGGTAGTTGATGAAAAATTTGAAGGCGCAGGGTATGAAGAATCTTGGACTGAAACAGTTGGAGCAAGTAATACCGTAGATGAAGATTATGCAACTTCCAGCATAGGAAGCCCCGCAACTTGGGATTCCCAGTGTTTAGAAGTTATAGTAGGAAATACCAATACAACGCAATCATTACACGCTAATTTAGCATCAAGCTATGCTATTAGTTATTCAAGAATAGAGTTTATGTTTACAAGTGAAGGTATAGGAAATGGAGGCGTAGTTGTTTTTTGTGATGTTGGCAGTAGCAATATGGCTGCATCGAGCTATAATATTCGTTTTTATCAAGCCGCAGGAGTTTATTCCATATATCTAAATGCAAAGTATGACGGCTCGAATCATGCCTATTATTCCCTAACAAATATATTATTAAACACAAAATATATAGTAGAGGTCAAGTGGGATACAACTAACCACGTTTGGGCTTGGAGATTAGACGGGGTTGACCAGCCAAACAATGTTGACGCAACAGACCCCATTACTTCGGAAGGAACAACGTCTGGTTCACCAGTGGTGTTTCAAAGTTTAAGGGTCGGTCCTACGAACACTGTGGGAACTTATTGTGTTGATAATATCGCTATTGACGATACTACTTGGGTGGGGGCAGAAGCTACTCCGTCAACTACAAATTCACAAATAATACAGGTGAACTAATGAAAAAACTAATCTTTGTAATTCCATTTTTACTTTGGGCTTCAATCTGTCAAGCGGCTGTTTATCATGTAGCCGCATCGGGGGGCGACTACGCAACAATAGCACAGGTCAACGCCGCTACGTTTCAGCCTGGTGATTTTGTTTTGTTTAACCAAGGAGAAACCTTTACGGGCAAATTGATTTTCCCGTCAGAGGGAACGGTGGGGAGTGTTATTACTATAGGTAAATATGGCACAGGAGCAAATCCTATCATCGACGCCAACAATGCGAATACAAGATGTATTTCTTTAGTTGATAAATCATACATCACCATTGACGGGGTAGATTGTAAAAATGCAACGGCGACGGGAATTTGCGGTGAAGGGGCTGCGACTAATATCATTATCCAGAATTTAACCGTAAGTGCCATTGGAACTGCCAATGCCGTTCTTCCAGGAATAAATGGAAATTCCCATTGGACGATTACCCATTGTACTATCACAAACATAGCCCAGGCAGGAATAGAGTTGGCTGGCGGTAATAATGTCGTTACCTATAACGACATAAGTTATACGAATACAGTTTATACAGGATGGGGAGCAGGAATACATATTCAACCAGTAACGGCGGCTGACGATAACACCGAAATCGCCTATAACACAATACATGATAACGGAGGCGTAGGAGAACTCGGTTTAACGCATGGTATTTATGTTGGAACAGGAGCTACTAACCAAAATATTCATCATAATACAATTACCAATTCAAGTCGTGGAGCTGGTATAAATTTTGCAGGGAGTGGAAGCGCACATCATAATTATATAAGTGGTTCATATTCAGGGGGAATACATACAGGAACAGAAGATTATTCCACTACACTTTTGATATACAATAACATATTCACGGGTAACCATGTAGGGGTATGGAATACTGGTCAAGATGCTAATGCTTTAACCCTTAGTATTTACCACAATACTTTTTATCTTAACAACAACACTGTCCAAAATGCTTATCCTGTAGAAATAAAAATTGACACTGATATCAATACATCTTTGATTATAGAAAACAATATCATCTACGCAACCGCCAATAGATATGCTTATCAGATGGTTAGCCAAAGCCATGCGACAATAAATAATAACTGTCTCTACCAAACTGCTGGTAGTCTTATCTCTTATAACGACAGCAATCCAAACTGGGCTACTTGGCAAGGCTACGGCTTCGACACCGCAGGACTGAATGTAGACCCACTCCTAACCTCCGCCTACTACCTAAAGTCAGGAAGCCCGTGTACCACAAGCGGGGTAGGCGTCGGCATCACAGATGACAAAGACGGCAATCCCAGAACAAACTATTTCTCTATGGGAGCATACCAATTTGGGACATTTATCCACTCAGGCACTATCAACCCAGGGAGCATCCAATGAAGCGGCTATTATTTGTGGTGTTGTTTCTGGGGATTGTGTGTGGGATAACTACGCAAGGGTAGTGGACAACGCAACAGCGAATGATACACAGGCGTTGAGTATATTGATAAATGCGGCAGAAGAACCATCCGGCAACATAACCGGCATCTACTCCGGCAAGCAAACATTTACAGGCAAGGTGCAATGAGGACTATACCGCAGTACATACTGGCAGTAATCATATTGGCGATAATCGGGATGGCGATTTATTACAACTGGAGAGTGTGATGAGTGAGAACGGTTTAGGGACAAAGATAACGTGGGCGATATTGACGGGGTTGATAAGTATTATGATGATAGTGTTCCTAAACCTCACCTATGGTATGTCGCAGTCTGCCGTTAATAAGTCTAACCAGAACGGGGAAGATATTGTCAGGTTACAGCAATGCTACGCTAACATCGAGGACAAGATTTCAGAAATACGCAATATACAAATTGAGCATCTCAAGGTTAGCCAGAATAACAATGTGGAGATACAGAGGTTGATTGAAGTTCTAAAGCTGAAAGTGAAATGAAAAAGATATTTAAGGTTTGCCCAGTATGTAAAGGGTTAATCGCAATCAAAGATGGATTCTGGATATGTCTTAACGAATTGTGTACTTGGAATTATCCAATCGAAAACTAGGAGGCAATTATGGCTGCAGGGGATGGAATCGTATGGAATGAAGCATTACCAGATAACAATACACTAGCACATCAAATAGATGATTACAATCGAGACATACGTTTAGGCGTGCGTTCTCGTATGGCACGTGAGCACGTATGGCCTGCGTCCCAAACAGGAACGGGTGAAGCAGGGCATCATCAGTTCATTACGTTTCAGCAGCAGACAGGTGCGCCTACGCTTTTAGCATCTTCTGGTATGGTTGGTGCTTTGTATGTAGGTAGCTCTGGTGCTGGATATCCTTTGATGTTTGAGAATAGCGCTGGTTCAACAGTAACTTTAGTTAATTCTGCTGGTAATTTGCCATCAATAATTAGTGGTGGTACACAAGGGGGTATTATAGTATGCTCCTCAGCTAATGCTAATGGAGTTGTTGTATTAGCCGCTACTACAGCTGTAGGTTATGTGCTTACATCCCTTGGGCAGACTGCAGCACCATCTTGGCAATCTGTTATGGCGTTAACTGGAACTGGCCCAACTAACGCTAGTGCTGGTTGCGGGGCTGCTAGTAGCTATGGTCCTACTGCTGGAGGTAGATACTATTATTTTTGTATAGGTAAGAACTCCTCTGGACAATTAGTTATGGCAAGTGGTGAGGCTGCTTCAGGGACGGCTATTCCTTTACCTGCAGGATGCGCTCAAGCAGACTGTCATTGGATTGTAAGTGTACAACAAGCATATTCAGCAGGTTTTGCAGGTGTAGGTTTTGCCGTTGCAATAGCTGCCGATAGAACTGTAACTATATATTCTTATGGGTATAACTGGGTATCATAAGGAGACTAGATGCCAAAACGTGATGTAGCTATAGAGATACTAATGCCGACTCAAGGAATCCACCGTGAACTTGGGTCATCGTTTATACAAGCACGTTCCACACCAAACTGCCTTGATGCTAACTCATACTACGGTGCTGTGCAAAAGGATTATGGCACCACCATATTCGCTACCGGGACGGGGGCAGCACTGGGAGCACCTGCTAACTTTATCTATGAGGCACTGTTCGGCTCAGACCGTTTGATTGAGGCATTCACCCATACAGGTATGCACAAGTACTCCTCAGGTACGGACTCGTTCGTATCCGATGGTCAGGTGTACTCAGGAACGTTCACCGACTTCTGGTCAGCTTGTATGCACAACGACGCGCTTATCTTCTCTAATGGTATAGATACAGTACAAGCTAAACTAGCATATGCTTCAACAGGCACCAACATGGCTGGTATCACGACAGCTGCTGCAATGGCTAATGTAGTAGTTAGTTTTGCTAATCACCTCAATTTCTATAATACCGTTGAGAGTGGTAATCCTTGTTACAAAAGGGTTCGCTGGACTAAAGTTGGTTTACTTGGTTATACCTCTACAGATTGGACAGGAGGCACAGCAGGATTTGTAGACCTCATGGACATGGATGGGAATCTTATAACAGCTGAGAAAATGGGTAACGCTGGTGTTGCTATCTATGGTGAGAAGTCTATACATATGCAGGAATGGGTAGGGGGCACAGATGTGTATCGCTTCACCAAGATGATAACAAATATAGGTACACCTTGCAGGCGTGGTGTAGTTGCTAATGATACTACCCACTACTTCATAGGTAGAGATAACATATATAAGTATCAAGGAGGTAGAGACCTCACACCTATCGGAGATGCTATCAAACCTCAGTATGTTGATGATGTTTCCCAATCCAGCATTGAATATGCGTTCATTGATTATATCAAAGATGAGGATGAGGTACGTGTGTATATCCCCATAGGTTCTGATACTTATCCTAGCATATGCTATATATACAAGGTCAAGGACGATGCTTGGTTCCGTTCAACACGTCCGTATACGTGTGTAGGTAAAGTAAGCAACTCACCATCAGCTAAAACCATAGGGGAGTTGGTTGGAGACATCGGAGCGCAGAACTGGAAGTTCGGGGACTACATTGTTCGTATTGGTGCTGGTATTACTATACTTGGTGACCAGACTGGGAACATTGTGAAGATGGATAAGACGGTGTACTCCATAAGCATAGGTGGCACCCAGACAGCACAGACCTTTGTGTTTGATACAAAGGACCTATCTTCTATTGGTGACATCGACCCGCTTGTCAAGAACAGGTATAACCTTACCTCATATATGGATAACAAGTCTCGCTGGTATGAGGTCAGGATAGAAGCTAAAGGTTCAGGTTCTTTATACGCTGAATACTCCACCGATGCTGGTAACAACTGGGCACCGGCTAATCCTGAGTATGCAGCACTCACCCCTGAATGGGCTATGTACACCTTTGAGTTTGATACAGCTAATGAGCATATCATGTTCCGTGTAAAGAACTCAGGGTTGAATGAGGTGGTACATATAAGATACTTAAAACCAAGGTTTATCGTCGGAAGTGAGGTCTAAGTGGGGCTTAACTTACCAAATCCAAGAAATGTGTTCCTCCCTGAGCTGCCCCCGTCAATGCGGGGAAAGCCGGAGTATCAATACTTACAGGACTTAAAGACAGCTCTTGAGTTGCAGTTAGCTAAGTCATTTGATAATACATATAGTATCTTATCAACAGGAACAAGTGGCACGTTTGTAAGCTCTGGTGGAGCTACAGTAACGGTGCAATCTGGGATTATAATAACATTATCATAGGAGGTTTATATGGGTACTGGTTTCTGGCAAGGGGCAAAAGCGAAAACTGAGATTGACCCATACGGTACGCTAAATCCAGAGCAGAAGACTATGTTTCAAACACTGGCACCAAAGGTTACAGATTTAGCAGCAAATGGTGCACCTACATATACTGGTAACTTTACAACTCCATATACTTCAATGGAGCAGGATAATCTTAATAGACAAAATGCTCTTTCGGGGCAAGTGGCTGATTGGTCCGGTAATTTCCAACCAGGACAAATCAATGCTGAAACTGATGCTAATGAGCTTCGTAACCTCAACCAACAGTTCTATGGCAATGGTGCAACTCCTGGTGCTAAGGCATTAGCTGAGGAACAGTATGCAGGTAGTGGAGGTTACTGGGGCAGTGCTCGTGCTGGTGGTGTGATGGATGCATATAATAATACTGTATCTAATCCATACCAGAACTGGCGTTCTACTGCACTACAGAACTCTTATAAGAATGCTCTTGACTATGCTAACGGTGCATCAAGCATCAATCAAGCAACTGCTACAATGGCTGCTGCACCGAGGCTGATACAACAGTATGGACTTGATAAGCAATACGACGAGTGGACACGTGGGCAGAATATGAACAAGTCGTACATTGATAGCGCCCTTAATTTCCTTAATATATCAACTAAGACTAGTACATACACTCCAGCAGTTAAATCAGGATTCCAAGCTTTTACTGAAGCCTTAGGTGCTGGTGGTTTAGGTGCTGATCTTATAGCAGGGAATAATAACTGGGATGCTACAGCTGCTACGGGTAGGACTATCAATCAAATTGGAACAATGGCATTAACAAATGGGATGAATGGTAGTGGGTCATCTAACACTAGTACTCCAGCATATTCCTCTACTCCAACATATAACAATGGGTATAACCCCAACGGTCTTACAGCACGTTATTTACAGGGAGGTAACTAATGCCCCAAATACAGGTACTAGGTAGAGAAGCAATTGATGACCAGAACAATCAAGCTAATCAAGCTATTGAAAAAGCTAAGATGGCACAAAATGCTTTTGATAAGAGTATGCAGTTTAAGCAGATGAATGAGCAACTTAAGCTCATGGCTAAGAATACGGATAATGAAATCGAGAAGATAAAGGTCCAACGTCTCGGTGACCGTATGTCTTATATGGCTAATATATTCAAGTCAGCTATGGATAGCCCTAATCCTGAATCAGTCATCAAGACCGCTCTGCAATTAGGTGGTGCTGATATGATGAAAGACTTATCAGACCCTCTTGTGCAGGATATGATAAAAAAGCTTCAGCCTTCTGGGGATACCGCACAGAAACAAGCGGTGGCTGATACACTGAATAGTCCTATGATAAGAAAGCAGTTAGGGTATAGTGATGCACAACCAGCTGGTGCACCTGGTCAAGCCCCACAAGCAACTACACAAGCGCAAACTAATGTTCTAGCGGGCAATACCCCTACTCAGTCTGGTTATAGCTTAGGTCCTGAAATAGGCATCAATGCAGGACCTGTGGATTTAAAACTTATTAACCAGGATTCGCTTAATAAGATGACAACTGCTAAAGAGATAGCCACAAATACTGGGCAACCGTTAAGTGATAACGTAGCTAATGCTGTAGCATTTCAAGAAGAAGCTAAACCAGTATTTGCTGATATGTACACCAAGGTAGATGATTTAATTAAACATGGCGATAGTATGGGTTGGTTCGGTGGTGTTAAGATTAACGCTGGTACAGAAACAGGTCCTGGTCAGTCTATGTTGCGCTTTGGAGAATTCGATAAACAAAGAGAGTTAGCATTACAGTTAAACAAGATAAAGCAGATAGCCTTTACATATGGTGGTAAAACACTATCTGATACGGAACGTAATCTTGTTTTCTCTGCTTTAAGCCCTGTTAATAAATATCCATCTCAGTGGAAGAAAGACTTACAATGGGCAGAGCGTAGATTAAACAGAGCAGCCCAGCTTCAAACTACACCACAGGGACAAGCATTCAAGGGTAATATAACACAACCAGGTGTTATTACAGATAATACACCAGCCAATAACGCTAATGACCCATTAGGATTATTCGGAGGTAAATAATATGCCAATAGCAGCGTTAGAGGCATTCAAACAAAAGTATCCAGCTTATGCTAACAAGACAGATGATGAATTAGCATCGGCATTAGCTACTAAATATCCTGATGCGTATGGTAAGTTACCAGGTATGGTTACACGTGAAAAGGTTATCAGTGGTTATAATCCTGGTACACAAGACTCAGCTCGTATGGCTGAGGAACGCCCCAATGCTTGGAGTACTCTAGGTAAGGAATTATCATATGCACCATGGAGTGACCCTAACTTAAACACTATGGGTAAAGCTAAGAACATGCTATTCAAACCTGCTGCAACAACACTCAAGGCAATGGGTGCACTTGGGCAATCGGAAGAAGGACTGATAGCGGGTGCTGTAGTAGCTCCCCAACGTGGAGAGATGCCTTGGGAATTACCTTATTATAAGACAAGGCTTGATGCTATAACAGGTAAAACACCTATTGAGTATGGTGATATTACACGGAACCTTGGTCCGGCTAAGCCACCCGAAGTTGTGTCAAAGGGGCTTGGATTGTTAGCAAGTGCTATCATACCTGGTACAGGTGATATAGTTAAAGGCGTTAGTAAAGCTTTTAAAGCAGGTGGTAAGGTAACTGAAGATGTGGCTAATAAAGCTGCAGTAGGTTTAACTAGTGCACACCTTACTTTGCTTTCACGTGAGCATCCAGAAGCAGCTGCTAATGGTATAGCAAAGAACTGGTCAATGATTAAACCTAGGCAGTCTGTTGCTAGTATAGAGAGTGAAGTAACAGGTGCTGTAGCTAAAGCAGAAGCTGGAGCACGTGCTACACAACGAAGAGCATCTGCTATTTATGAAACGGGATTAAATAGAGCTAAAGGTGAATCCGTATTACTAGTAGATGCACAGTCAAGACCAATAGCGCAACAGGCTTTGCAACTTGGACAGGACGAACTTGGACTTACATGGGGTAGTAAAGGTAAAGGACCTTTAAAGACACCTGTACTTAAGGGCAATAAGAACATACCTGGCTCAGATACACTTGCTAATGTTATAGACGATTTAACCAAGCAAGGGACTACTGCTACTGTTGGGCATCTACGTATAAATCTTAAAGAGCTTGAGGGTTTGATTGGCAGTGAAAATAAAGCAGTGAGTGCACAGGCATCTAAGTTAGCATCTGCTTTACGCGAGACAATCAATGCTCAGTCACAAACAATGGGTGCTATCAATAAGCAATACCAAGGTATGATTAAGTATCTTAACCCAGATGAGGCTAATAAGTTACCTGGTGCGTTTGATCTACTTAAAGCTCGTTCACAAGGTGGCACTAAGCTAAGTAACTTCTTCTCGTTACCTATCGAAGCTAAGAAAGTGCTGACAGAGTTTGATGCCCAGTTACCAGAAGCTGAGAAGTTCTTAGAGCAACTCAAAGATGCTTCAACCAATGCTGCGTTCAAATCCCTCAAACCTCAAGCAGGTTTCTCATTGATGGGTCCTGTAGCTGCAGGATATCTTGCTGTAACTAATCCAGGGTATCTACCAGCGCTGGCTGGTGGTGTAGCACTATCTTCACCTAGAGCATCTGCTTTGATGTATAAGAAGTTATATGACTTAGGGCATATGAACAATGCTATAAAAGCAAAGTTCATGGCATCCCCAGCAGGACAAGCTACAGAGATGCTTACAAGACGTGGTATACTTGCACCTGCTGCAACGAGATACATGACAAGAGATATATTCGGTAGCGACGGGGAAGACGCACAACAATAAAGAGAGGAGCACGTAACATGCGAGTCATACTATTCAGTAACACAGGCGGTGGTCTTGGTATAGCACAGCATCTAACCCAAGAAGGGCACTCGGTAAAGGTATGTCTACAACCAACGGACCTAAGAAGCGTAGAAAGCCAGTTCTTGGAAGCCCAACCAGACTTTGTGTGTTTCGACGATACAAGTCATATCGTACCTGCAGAATGGGTGCGTGCCCATGGTACCAAGGTTCTTGGGCCGACGAAGTGGTCCAATCTGCTGGAGGATAACCAGGAGTATAATAAACAATTACTTGCTGCTATTGGGTTGAAAGCAGTACCAGCATTGACGGGGGCAGCCACAAGAGCTACTGTCTGTGCCTGGTTCAATGGCAACAAGTTCATATCCAAGTTCCTCGTATTCAACTACACCAAGATGATGGCAGGGGATGTGGGTGTTGATGTGGAGTGCGCAGGGTATGTGGCATACTTCAGTGCATCAAAGCTTGTGGAATCAGTCCTCACACCTGTGGAAAAGTTCCTGCGCAAGGCAAACCATCGAGGGTGCTTCTCTATCAATGTAGTAGTGGACAGCAAAGGTGATGTGTATGGTGAGTCCGTGAGTGCCAACATAAACCTGCCTTATACCAATGCTGTATATGAGAACACTAGGAAGAATAAGGCTGATTTGATACTTGCCATGTTCGATCCTGCTGCTGCCCCCGTCGAAGCGTTAGACCCGTATGTAGCGGGTGTGATGCTCAGCGTTTATCCATATCCTCATGCAAAACCTACAATACCGTTAGAGATACTTGGGCTCAACTCTGCTAACCAAAAGCACATGTGGCAAGCAGATGTGTCCAAGGTGGATGAGAAGTTAGTATGCGGTGCTTTGAGTGGTAATGCCGGATACGTGACTGCTCGTGGTAAGACACCACAAGAAGCGCAGAGAAGGGTGTATCGTACTATCTCTAACCTCAGCATAGAAGGACTGCAGTATCGATGTGACATCGGTAAGGATACTGCGGAGAAGATGCATAAGCTCAGAGCATTGAAGCTAATATAAGGAGAACATATGGATGTGAACATAATGCAGATATTGGTAATATGTATCGTTGCAGGGTTATGCTGGTATGTTAACTCAACGCTTAATCCGGTTCCGGTGTTAAAGAAGGTCGTTGGGGTAGTAATCGTTGTGGTTGCTGTCCTATTGTTACTGCAATCACTTGGTATCATGCACAGTAACGTGAGTGTGCGTTAAAAGGAGGGTATATGCCTACAGTAGAAAAGGTACCACAGTCAACATCGATATGGGCAGCAATCTATCGAGCGCTTAGAGTAGTTGTAGCTATGGGATTGCCTTATCTTATCTCATATTTAGCAGGTAACCCTGACCCCAGATGGTCAGCACTAGCACCAATAATCATGGGCGTAGCTAAATACCTGAGGGATAACTTCCCGCAGCTTGGTTGGTTACCAGTATAATATGTGGTTCACTATCGCTAAATGGGGCGGTGGGATATTGGGTGGATTAGCTCTTGCATGGATAGTCTATGCAGGGCTAATCCGACCCACGACTCATCCCAATCCATCAACAAGCCAGAAGGCTGATGTGATTACAAACGTGAACTACTACATAACTCCACATCCTGTCTTTGGTTGCGCTGGTATAAGAGTGTATAATGCACCTAAAAATGAGACGGCTGAATGAGGTATATAATCCTTGGGGTTAGTGCTTTGGTAATAGCCATTTTGTATCGGGCAGGTGGCATGAGCAAAGATAACCTTGCTAAGCCACGCTGGATACCTAAGTGGTTAAGATGCTCAATTATAAGGGATATAGGATGCTCTATTGTTACATTGGCTGTTTTGTATTATCTTGGGGCGCACTAAGCACGTACTGGGATGTGGTGTTTGGGCATGATGACTTCTACGCGCATGGGTTAGGGGTAGGGTTAGCTTTGTTACCACTTGTTTTTATAGGGGTATCAGTGTGGCTAATCCTATTAAGAGCTGTATGTCTAGCTGTAAGTATGGGTATCTGGTCAAACCTTATAGATACAGACTGGCTTGAAGAAGGTGGTAGGGGTGTGCTTATCATACTTACTCTACCTATCTTAGCACTATAAAGACATCGGGCAGTCCCTACTCGTGACAAGTAAGAACTGCCCGAACTGCTGCCCCCGTATCTACGTAATCTACAACAAGTATGCCACACGAACTACGCTTTGTCAACCTCATATTTCTTCAAGCTATCCCACGTTTGTCCGACGCTGATGTCAACAGGTATCACTAATTCCTTATGGTTTATTTGAATAGGAATTGTAAGCATTCTCCGCACGTCCTCAGCCACAACTGCAACATCCAAAACAGGTACCTGAAGCAGAACCGCATCGTGTATTTGGAGTAGTATTTCAACAGCACTCCCATTATACTTGGCATACAATCTCCTCAATCCCATGTTAAGCAGGTCAGCTACTGTGCTTTGTGGTATGAATGCTAAAGCCTCCTTGACCAATGATTCATTCCACCTGTTGAAGAAGGTACGCTTCCTACCCAGTGGTGTAGTCAAAGTACGTGAATTGCGCAGGTCACGCTGGATAGCCATGTGCCATAACTTGATACGCGGGAACTCAGCGAAGTAAGCATTGAGCAATCTCTTAGCTTCCGCTACTGGTATACCTGCGTTCTTGCTAAACGTGACTGGACCCATACCATAGTTACTGGCATGTATTATCCTTTTCGCGATTTCTCTTTCCGCTTTAGTAACATCTGCTTCTGCTTTGCGGTAAATCTTTGCAGCATTTCTACGATGTATATCGCCTCCGTCTTTGAATATTTGGATAAGTCTATCTTCTCCTGCAAGCCACGCAACAACCCTTGCCTCTGCTTGAGAAAAGTCCGCATTGAGGAAGACTTTGCCCTCGTCAGGAATAAAAATGCGTCTAACAATTCCCTTAGGTATGTTCTGCATATTGGTTCCAGTACCATATACAGTTTCTCTTGAGGACAGTCTTCCAGTCTCCGTCCCCGTGATGAGGTACGACGTTCGTGCCCTTTCCAGACCTTCAACCTTGTCATACGTAACCTCCAAATAAGTAGACAGCAGTTTCCGTGCCCCACGGATATCGAGTATCACCTTCAATGCTTCCAATTGTGTCTCAGCGTATAAGTCCACAAGTGCTTCCTCATCAGCAGCAACGGTCTTCTCGCCACTTGCTTTGCGTAGCTTATACTTCGGCTTGAGCTTTAGTTCCTTATACAACCACTCCTTCATTTGCTTGGGGGAGTTGACGTTAAGTTCGTGACCAACAAGTGTATTAAGGTGTTGTTGCTTTCCTTCTAAGCACTTGTTAACTTCCGCAATAGCAACCTTCTTACCAGCCGTATCAATACGTACACCGCGATTGCAAATATCCATAAGAGGCAGTATAAGAGAATGCATATGCTCGTAATAGAAATCCACGACATGAGCTTCTTCCATTTCCTTGTATATCTTCATAGCACATTCATAGGTGACTATAGCATCAGTAGCATTATACCTGAAGAAGTCATCCATATTATTGGTTGTTCTATAATACTTATAATACGGTACATCAGTATATATAGAAGTGAGAAATGCTAATGACTTAGGAAGCTCAGGGTATATCGAGTGGAATGCTATCATTGTATCAAGCCACAAACCCTTGACATTGATATGATACTTATCTCTGAGTATAGTCATATCATACTGTGCGTTCTGTGCTATCTTCTTTATCTCTGGGTTCTCAAGGACCTCTTTGATCTTCCACCAGATTTCGAGTTCATCTTTTTCGCTGTAGATAGACCCCGATGCCCCGAACCAAAAAGGTATGCACATTGACTCTTGAGGCGACGTGGCGAAGGCGATACATGAGATTTGGCTTGTTTCGGTTTCGATATCGAATGCACACGTTTGCTTCTGCCGTAGTATGCCGTCGAGAAAGGCACAAACGTTGGTGAAGCTTGGGTGGATGATGATGTTCCGTTGAAGAACTCTGATACCAGGGTATCCGGACTCTTGCTTTGCTTTGTGTAAGTCACACACGCACATGGGACGGAACTTCCACTCACGTAATATTGCTGCTGGATGTATTGTGGGAATGACCTTTGTGCCAGTTCTCCCAAGCACTGACCCACGCCAGTTGGTAATGCCTTTAAGCCCTGTAATTGCTTCAAGCGCATGTTCGCCCATTGCAACAATGATGTTAGGCTGGACGATGGATATCTCTTCTTGAAGTTCCGCTTTATACTTTGCGAGGCTCTCTTTGTCAACAGAATTGAAGTTGTTAGCGACCGGGCGTTCTTTGACAAGGTTTGTGATGTAACATGATTTCCTTTCAATTCCACACTCCTCAAGCATTCCATCAAGAACCATTCCAGCTTGTCCCACAAAAGGTACTCCGTGCTTTTCTTCTGTCTCCCCTGGTGCCTCCCCGATGAGCATAATGCCATTGAACACCTCGCTTGGTTTGAGTGCCTCAACTCGTTTAGCCACTTATCTGCCTCCCTGCTAGGTAGAGAGTTAGCTCTCCCCCGCAAGAGGGACAGTTGGTGGTTATATTATTCTCAATGTTGCTTATCTTCATTTGCCTAGTCATAACTGGGAACCCTGGCATCGGCGTATATGACTCAATGAAATCCTTGACTACTGTGTTGTCGTATACATCTTTATTGACTGTGTAGATATGTTTCGCACACATGACGCATACACAGGGATAACCTTTATCTGCTATCTTAACACCAGGTTTCCATTCCTTTGCTACATCACCCGCTTTGACGGGGGCAGCCACAGACGGGGTTCCTAGCCCTATCAGTATTGCCTGGTTAATCCTTATTGTAATACAAGCCAGTAACATCACCACCTCAGCTCTTGTTATCTGGTTGGTTAGTATAGCATCAGCATATGTCTTTGCTAACTCGCTAATCTCAGTGCTTGTCATTGTTGCTCCTTAAGTTACGAGGACAGCCACGGAAGCTGTAACAGGATTTGTATGGTCAGAACAACCTGGGAGTTACCTGTCCCTGTCTCCGCATGTGACTGCCCCCGTCAATGCTTATTTTGCAGCAACTACGTATCTGCTTATCTTGTTCTTCATCTCACCCTCGTAAAGCTCTGTCTTAACAATAGCGAACATAGTCTTACCAGGGAACTCAACAACAGGGTCGAAAGCTTCCCACGGCATACCACAAGCTTCTGCCAGTTGTCTGAGCTTCCACTGTTTGTCATTCTCCAGCATAACATAATCAAACAATGAACCTGCATTACCCTTGAGAGGCTGGTTATCGATACCAGACAATTCACTCGTCGGTGCACAAAACTCAAGCACCACCTTCAAGTCATTCTTCTCAGGGTTCCTGTCAGTTACTTCTTTGATACGTAGTTCATACGTTCCAGGCTTCACAGCTGCAAAACCTGTCTTGACTTCCGCTTCGGGATTCACGTTGAGCATTGCCATCTTATTTCCCTCCTATGACTTTGTTGATTTTATCCATCAGCAATTTGAAATCCGGTGTCTCAACTGCTGAGATTGCATCTGCTATCTTGCTAGGTAACCTTATCTTAGCCTTCTGTCTTCTATCACCAACAGTGATAAGCTTATACTGCTTCTTACCATCAGATGACTTATCCACTGTCATGTAGAACACACCATCGAACCATGCACCGATCTCGCTCTTGATGGACCCTACCATGTTAGGTGTGAAGAATATCTCACCTGTGGTCTCATCTTTAGTAGCATCAATCAGTGCTGTACATACCACATAGTTAGCAATGGCTACACACTTGTTAACCACATCCTGCAGGTATGACTTGACCAACCCATACACCGCATATCCACCTGGCTTATCGATGTTGTTGTTTATCATCTGCAGATGGTCAAATACCATATCACTTAAGAACGATATGTTATCAAGTGCTATAGTCTGATACGCTTCCTCATGCCCATCAGGATACTTGAACTTCTCACCTGCTACAAGCTTAGCAAACTTCTGCTTGAACTCAGCATAAGCCTTAGGTCTGTACCTGTCCTCATCCATACACACACCTACCTTGATACCTTCCTCACCAGCAAGTGTCAAGTATCCCTTGTCGAATGAGAAGCAGTAGATAGGCTTAGGCATACTCTTGATGAAGTTAGTCTTGCCGACACCCTCAGCACCAATGAGCAGTACCTTGCGTATATCAGGTTTAAGGTCAGTAAGTATTATCTCTTCCATATTTTTCTCTCCTTTCATTTTGTATAGCATAGGTATATCCGAGTACGAATATAGCCATAGCTCTTAAGTTATCGGAGAACCTCTCGTCTATCCATAGCCTCTCTACCGCCCATGAGATAGTGGTCTTCTCCTTTGATGCTATAAGTTGAGTCACGAGCTCAACTAGCATATCCTTTTCTGCAGGTGTTACATTGAATGCATCAGGTAAATCCTTATCATGCAGTAATCGTAGCATCTTCTACCTTCCTTGGGTCCCAGTGCTCTTGTTTGAAATCCATCTCTGCTATCCTGTCTTGCATTGATACATCTTCCTTGCATATCTTACGATAAGGGCACTCCACAAAATCACAGCACCCTTCAGTGTTCTTATACCATATACTACTATCATAGCATTTACGTATATCATCTACTATAAGGCATATGGTTTGTATGTACTCCTCAAGTTCCTCACCTGTCCTCATAGATACATCACGACCTAGAGGTTGCAAGCGTGATAGTTGAGCAGGTACCAACAAACCTTTAGCTACAAGCAACGCATCAAGTACTATACCTGAGCATGTGGGATATCCCAACTGTCTCGCTGCCCATATGTACCCATCGAACTGCATGTTAGGCTTTATCTTGAAGAAGAACTCATAGCCTAGCCTTGATGTAGTCTTATGATCCATTACCATAATAGCATTATCCCAGTTGATTATCTTATCTATACGACCTATCAGCTTAAATCCATATGGCGCAACTGGTACTTCGAATGGCAACTCAGTAGCTAGTATCTTGAATCCCTCGTGCTCATACTTATCCATGTATAAGCTAAGTAGCTTTCTACCTACTGCTAATGTCCTCTTATCATCTTCGGGATTCTCAACGAATGTGCTTTCGAACTCAGCTATGGTTAGCTTGGTATCATGTGTCTTATACCATACATCAAGTGCTTTATGTATGCACTTCCCAAACTCAGGTGCTGTCTGTGGCGCTTTGCCTACCAGGTCTCGTACAAATCTCCAGTAGTACCGACGGTGGCATCGGCAGAATGTACTGAGCATGGTATAGTCGAACTCATTTGGTGCCGTACTTTTTTGCATACTTCCTCCTCATCTCTCGTTTCATCTTACTAGGCACACGAGCCTCGCGTAACGCTTTCAAATCCATCTCGTTGTTCTTTACTATCATATCTATAATGCTTATCTTATTGTAGTCCATTATTTGAGTGACTCCTCCACTAGATACTTAGCCACATCCTCAGGCCAGGGCTTCTTTATCTCAGCTATCATCTGTTGCAGGTTGTTACGGCTTATCATGTTGGTTTTATATAGTATGTACATGAAAGCAAATACTGTGTTTGTATCAAACTTGAACTCTACTTTGTCTGCCATCTTTACTCCTTTCAGTTATTGCTGGGGTGCGTGGAGTTGTTCACCACGTCCTTCCTTCCAGCGTCCCAGAAGTTGTGCCCTTTACACCACACCCCAAATTAAGTGGTCTGGCAGGTACGGTATCCGCGCCCTCTAGAAGTATTGTTTTCTTTGTGGGACCCTCCCGGCGCTACCCATGTTCCTTTTACTTTCCTTACCAGACCCAATCCCCCACCCTGCCAGGAATAGGCAATATAACCTGACTGGTGCACTCAACTACCTTTTAAGTAGTTTTAATTGCCACCGTGGAAAGGGTGGGATATAAATCTTTATACTCCACTATCATACAAGGCCCATCAAGTGCTACAGCTTTAGTCCATATTCTATCAATATCCTCTACCCGCTTAATCGCCATGACGGGGGCAGCCAACAGGGATTTGAAGGTCTTGACATAATCCCCTGTATGCTGGCACCCAGAGCTCAATGGCTTGGTACCACCTACACATGCCCGTATGATAACCTTCAGATTACCCCATCCCAATTGCTTAGCCTTATCCATATGATTGATGATAGCATCAGCACATGCCCATAAGAAATCCATACGTTCTATACACACCACAGGTATGAACCCCTCCATAGCCATACCAATAGCCACCCCAACAATGAGGTTCTCGGCGACCGGCATTTCAAATAACTGACTCTTTGCTATGTTAACAAGTGTGCCATTGAATTGATGCCCATATGCTACATTGTAGCCTAAGAAGCGCACCTGTTCGTTTTTAGCAACATCTGTCATGGTTTGTATCAACTGGTCTTTGTATGTCATCAGAACTCCACAAATTTGCCAATGCCAGCATGAGGATAACCACAGGTATAGTTATACTGCATAATCTTAGGGTTTGAAGGGTAGTTGAAGTCCATACCCCACCTTTGTGCTACAGTTGAACACACAGACCTGTTGTTATGCTCAATGATGTATGTTATTGGTAAGTCCTGTGTTGTAGCATATTTCACAGCTTCTTGGAACCACCCCTCATCTACCGCACCATCACCTATAAAGCAATACACCTTCTTAGCACTCTCCTTAAGCTTAAGAGCATATGCTACACCTGCAGCTATAGCTACACACCCAGCTACTATAGAGCTAGAGTAGAAGTGGTCCTCAGGTGAGCAGGTATGCATCGAATCCCCTAGCAGTATCTTTGCTCTAAGTCCTTCTACATCATCAGTATGGAGTAGGTAATGTAGATGATTACGGTGTGTAGAGAATACATAATCACGTGAGTATATCTTCTTAAAGATATCTAGCAGTTGTTGTTCATTACCTGAGCTGAGATGTATGGGGCAACGTATCTTGCCTTGCTCAAATAGAGTAGCTATCTCTTTCTCAAAGTCTCTAAGCTCTTGGATGTTCATGTACAATGCCCTTTCTAGGCCCGCATTGCTTAGCTGGAGCGTGTCCTGGCATATTTCTAGTGTAAGGTGAGTATGGATATAGGGGGCATATTGTAATATCACATGTATCCAGTTCACCCATCCCATTGCAATCATAGCACTTAGCTTTAATTGCTTGCCTCTGTGTAAGCTTCTTTCCCTGCAGATGGTGTATCAAGTCACCTTGTCCTGCACGTTTCTTACCACTTCTTGCGCTTTGTAGCATTCTGTCCGTCATTATCTACTCCTATGCTGTATCTTAAACTCTCTAAAGCCCATCTCTGTGAGCCGGTTAATCTCATTCTTGTTCTCTATCCGCTTAGAATTGCAATCACGTACTTCAATCATCATCTTCTTGACCTGTTCTGCTGGTAGGTCTTCTCCCTTACGAAATGCATTTTCCCTTATCCACACCTCAAAATTCATCATAGCTATACGTATAATAGCAGAAAGCAACGCACCAGATAGCTTTATATCTAGCTTATCTATAGCTTCTGTAAGATACACAAACTCTTTCAAAGCACCGTCTTCTCCAAAGTATATCTTGCGTACTAGTATGGAGATACGGTCAATAGCATCACCTAAAGACATTTGTATGTGGGTGTTTTTCTTCATGTGCTTTCGTCTTCCTTTCAGGCTTCTCGCCTCGTTCGTACCCTAAGTATGCCTGACAAAACCCGGTTTGTCAAGGTGATTTTTAAGCTATTTTTACTCTGACAACTCGATTATTACCTTGGGTTTAGAGTCATTTAATACCTTTTTATCACATTTATTGCATACAACCTTATAGCCATCAAGGATAAGTGCTTTGCTACCAGTACTGGCAAAAGCTGTGTGCTCCCCACAAAGGGAGCACGGAGAGATTACCCGTACCAGTTTTCGTTCTTTTTTATTAAGTTCTTTGACTCTTACCCCTAGTAAGTTTTTCACACATTCCTCCTACGTGTTGTTACGTTATCAATTGTGCTGTGTATATACCTATATATAAGTATCATTGCACTGCACAGCACTTTTTTCACGGTGCTGCTGCGTATAAGTGCTTCTTATCTTTAGTGCTTACAACAATAATTAGGTCCTTAATTGAACTGTGCAATAGGATGGTTCTTACCTGACGAGTGCACACTTTGGTAGCGTTCACAATATCATCAAAATAGAACGTTTTTCCTTCCATTTTCTTTAAGCCTATGTAGTTGCGAATACGGTCTTTAGCAGTTAAACCATCCATATTTATAGTACATAATCCAGTCTCGGCATTATACTCAAGGTCCAATATCTCTGTTAGGATACCATAATTATCCTTTTTACGTATCATCTGCACACCCTTTTCAGTCTTCTTCATGTAGTAAGCCCCTGTGCAGTGAGCCTTTAGCCATTGTGAGCCATAAAATGGGTCCTCACGTTCCTGCTTTTTGCCTTGGAAGTACTCTGGTTTAACAGTATGGTGGTTATACCAATGTACAGCACCTATCTCCTTATGTATTATACTCATAGCATGTGTAAAAGCTGCTGCTGGTTCATCTTTGCTTAGACCCCCTGATACCATACTATAGATAGGGTCCCAGTTAATCACATCCACACCACCAGGGCAGTCTCTCTTTATACACTCAGCTAGCATATGCACATGGTCTGTATTGAGCATATTAAAGCGTTGATACTCATCAGTTACAAAGATATTCTCTTTGACTATAGGATATGACTTACTAAATACTTCTATACGCTCTAGTACCTCAAGTATATCTCTTTCTGTTTGTGCGTATAAGAATTTCAATGGTTTAGGTACATGTAGCATACCAAATATGGGTAATCCAGCTGCGGCTTCTATCATTATTTGAGTGCTTATAGTGGACTTTCCTGTGCCTGGGTCAGCTGATACTAAGAGCATTGTCTTATCATATATCAGGCCTTCAACCAACGGTTTTCGAGCTTCTTTTGCTGCGTGCATTGCTGCTATAAGGCTATCTCCTGTAAGCGCACGCCCAATGTTTGTTATTGACAAACTCATCACCCCTCCTAAATAAAAGGACCCATTTCGGGTGATCGATGAAAGAGGTTAGGCTTTCTTCCCTACTTTGGGTCCTTGTAATCTATAAATAAAAAACCTCGCCCATCGATCTAAGACAAGTATAACACAAGAACCCAGATTGTCAAGGCTGTTTTATTTCCACCGCACAATGCCCGCCTACCTGGAATCTGTCTGTCTTGACCTTCCTATCACACGAATTACAAGCCACACGTTTACACTCCATAAAATCGAACTTGAGCCGTATATCAGCATCTTGAATATTCCCAATGCTAGGTCTATTATTATACAAATCACCGTGGCACCTATGGATAGTGCCATCAGGGGCAACAATAAGCTCAGAAGGACGGCATAGCATATTCTTTTTACCCATATACTCGGTGTACTTATACGTTCCATATCCTTTACCATCCAAATACTCCTTTAATCTACAGTCAATACCCTCATCCTTAAAGCATTGCTGGCATATCTTTATGAACTTATCCCCAGGATAATCCACTATCCACACACCTATCGAATACCCTTTAGCCTTTAAATACCTCACCCTCTCCACCGTATCCCCAAGGTTCATAGTGCTTGGATGATAGCTGACTCTTATAGAAGCATACGGTGCATCCCTTCGTAGCCTTGACGGGGGCAGAGCATTGGCAAATTCCTCAACATTGAATTGGCAATTAGTCAATAAATCTATGCTTATATCCGGTCTAATTCCCTTTACTATCTGATAGAAGTCCTTATGCATCGTAGGCTCCCCACCTTGCAACGTGATAGGTCTATCCGGTTTGGTAATGATACGATTGAGTGCCGTGGTCCATGCTGCCCCCGTCAATGTAGCATATGCTGGTTGTGCTTTACCCTCATGGTTTATGCAGTAGGAGCATCTGAGCTGACATGCGAAGGTAAGGAACACCCCGATGTACCCGTATTCCTCAGGGATGATGATATCGTTTGTCTTCTTATCTTGAGCAATTCCTGTTCCGTTATCCCCATCATCTTGCATGTCTTCCTCCTCTTATCAGCATTGGAAAAGTTGATACGTTCCCATTCATATGCCCTCAGTATTGTTAAATCATCAGCATTAAACTCAGAAGTCTCTATCTGCCCACTAGCCCACTCCACATCTCCCTTGAACCCTTTCTTGAATGCCCCATACTTCTCACACATATCCCACAGCCTTGTATTCCTCAAAGGCATAGCAGCAAACACCTTGGTATAATCAGCATTCAAGTAATCAGCATATGCCAATGTCTCCCGTATCTCATCCCAAGTCTCTGTAGGGAATCCAATGATGAAGTTAGCAGCTACATATATTCCATATTCCTTGAGTATGTTCACTACCTTATGTGCTTGTTCTAGGTTAATAGGTTTATTGATTACCTTATGTAGCACTCTCTCCGTACCACTCTCAATAGCCACATTGACATACACGCACCCACTCTCCTTCATAAGTGCTATCAAATCCTTATCAAGCTTAAAAGCTGCAGTAGCTATCATCACCCAAGGCATAACCAGCTTCTGCTCAATCATACCCTTAAATATCTTCCTAGCCCTTGTCTGGTCATTGAGCATATTATCATCATCAAACATCAACGATTGTATACCATACACATCTCTCAACCACCTTATCTCATACAATACTGACTCAGCTGACCTTGGTCTAAACTCTTTCCCCGATATCTGCTCCACCTGGCAGAAGCAACATCCAAATGGACACCCTCTTGATGTGAGCACTCTCCCATAAGGCATAAGTGGTGGCCTATCTACCGAATGCCTCTCAGCACTTGTAGCATATGTAGCATATGGTATAAGGTCATATGCTGGTAATGGTAAGCTATCTAGGTCAGTGATACGGGTAGCTTGTATTATGCTATCATTCTGTACACCCCACTTAACCAATTCCCTAAATGCGTACTCTCCCTCACCCTTAACCACATAATCCACATTAGGGTCCTCAATTACACGCTGTGCATTCATAGATGCATACACCCCACCCATGACTACCATTGGTGTACAAGCTTCCTTAGCTATCCTAGCCACTGTATGTCCACTAGCCCCATACTTATCCATAAGAACAGTGATGCCTACAATATCAGGACTACGTTGCTCTAAAGCAACCCTGAGGTCAGATTGACTCATGTCCTGTTTGTAGGCATCAATAATCTCTACATCAGCTATATCTCTTATACAAGCAGCTAATAGGCATAGGTTATATGGTAGATAGTGCCATAGTGCATTAGGGTCTTTATCTACCCATCTAAAGTTAGGTACAACCAAAACTACTTTCCTCATGTCTCATCCTCTGTTAAGAAAAACATGAATATGCTTACAACAACTATTAGTGCAAAACACCAAAACACCACACCACCAAACATAATAAGTGTTCTAATCATTTCCTTACTCCTTTGCTATACACCACTTTCCCACCTCTGACCAATTCCACTATATCCCCGCTTCCTTTTGCCTTGCAGAACTGTTCTACTGTTGCGTTGTTAACCGTCAGTTTATAGTTAACATAAAGTCCGTCAGGCTTGCTTATTGTGCAACCACAGAGGAGGAGACAGAGAATAACCCAATACCTCATCTCACCCCTCCCAGTTTGTCCAGCCATGCGTTCAACTCCCTTGTTCCCGTGACTCTGCAATCATCTCTGCAACAATTTCATACAGTCTATCTGCGGTTGAGATTCTTTGTTCTTGAGTAGAAGGTACTGGAATAAAAACCCCGACTTTCTTTTGGCAATCTTCACATAAATCAAACTTTTTGTATATCTCAAATCGGTTATACGAACTGAAAGAATCAAAACTTCCGCCGTTGCCAATGGTAATAGTTTTTAAGTCTTTCGTTGTAGCAACTTCTTTATTACATTTGTCGCAATAATACGATCTTTTTTCCATTGCATTCCCCCTTATCTTAACTTTCCCACCCAGTTATCAAACTCCCTATTCATCCCTTCCGTCCTCTCCACCTTCGTCCTTGTGCATTTCTCCCCAGAGCAATCCAGCACATTGGTCGTGCTATCATCGCATATCTCTATCAACTGCTTGCCCTCCAGGTATAGGCAGGTTGTGGAGTGGCAGCCGGAGAGAAGGAGAGTGAGGGCAAGAAGGTATTTCATTTAACAAGTTACTTTCATTGGTTGATAACCCTGACATGAACACCGTGCCGTGTAAGGCGATAATCCCGCACCGCATACAGGACATATCCAACCAATCAAACCACCTACACCAGTAGGTTGGAAAGCATTTCCATTTTTACATTCTTGACAAATCGTATCTCCATTAGTAGCGCTTTGAAACGTTTTACCACATTTCATGCAATTCATCCCCTTCTCCTTTCACATTACCAATGAGGCGAGGGTTATTTATCGCCTGTGAGTAATGGTATCAATATCCCCGTTGCCACAACAATCCTATTCTCGTATTCTTGCATAGCCACTTCTGGGGCATATCCCGCAACTGGACCGCCGAGAACATTACAGGCTTGGCGTATCTCCCCCTTCACCCTGGCAAGTTCGTCCTTGAGGCGGGTGAGTTCAGCAATAACAACTTGGATAGCTTTTAACAAATCCTTCTCATATTCATTTAATCCAAACTTTCTTCCGTTGTTTTTTATGTGTTCACTACTAATCTCAAGCTGTTCAACCGCCTCCCGCAAATCATCTTCTCTGGGATTAGACATTATCTTTTCCTCCTCGTAGTCTGGACATCCCGAACAGGTTTGCATGACAAGAAATTGCTTAAAAATTTTACACCATTCTTCTTCATGCTTTCCCCATTCATCTAAAATTGTTTTATGACGCAAATACTTACACTTCCCATTCCTCCTCCCTTTTTTCATTTTAGGTTGTGGGGTCATGCAGAGTCCTTTCCACCCATTACAGGGGGCGTAGTCAGCTTCTCTATAGCGATGCGGACTTTTTGGACATGTGTGGAATTTGCCGCCGTATAATAAGGCGCTTTAACATAAAAGCAAAATCCATCCTTAATGCTTTCCTCAAAACTTACCGTTCCATCTGATACTATCCATCCTTCTAAAACTTGCTTCATCCCCTCATCCCCTTCCTGTTTAGGCGAGGCTGGGTACAGTTGCTTTCCTACTATTTTTCCCTGTAGCCATACCACAGCCCCGCCATTATGTTAAACATCTAATAATTGTTGAAAATAACACATTATAATTTCCCAGGGGTTTAAATCATTAGCTCGACAAAAAGCTATAATACATAAAAAAGCGCAACACCTTTTAGCGTTAATTTCACTCAAACCCTCAACCCATTCAACAAAAACACTATCTTCCATACTCCCCTCCCTTGTTATGTTGTGGTTATGGGTTGTAATCTTTATATAAACTCCCTATGTTCCGGTGGATTCCTCATCAACTTCTCATACTGCTCCTCCGAACCACACATCTCAACCAATGCCTTATGTAAATCTCCCGTATATATCTTATTAAGCTTATCCATAAACTTAAGACCCTCACAGTGCCTGCATTGTCCTTTGCACAACTGTTCCAACGGTGTATTCCCCACTTTATCCACTATCTCCCAGTACCTCTCCGACTTGAGAATGTCAGCCAACCTTTGCTCTCGCACATTGCCGTAGCAATACTCAGGATTGCCAAAAAGATAACCGCACGGATAGCACTCTCCATTTCCAGAGATTTGGAACAGAAAAGGTAAATCGATACACCTATCAAACCCCCAATGTTTATCCCTAGTAATAGCCACTGTATCGCTAAGGGCATTCCATTTGGGAATAATCTTAGTCTTCTCATTACTCATCCCTTCAGCTGTATGTAAAGCCTCACGTGCCTTATCATAATCCGTATGTAGATGCATAGGCATTCCCTCACCACCATCAGAGAACTGTTTAATGACCAGATAATCAACTCCCCATTCCACAGCTTTCTTAGCTAATGGTATAATCTCCTCAAAGCACTCTGGTATAAGCACCATCTGTAGTCCTATAGTGCATCCATATAAGCTAGCATACTGTACAGCTGTGAGTACAATATCCTCAAACTTAGCCAATGACCCTTTAGGTGCTCCCATTACCCAGTCATAGTTAGATACACCTGATATGTTAAACCTCACCCATGTACAAGTACTTACTAAGCATTCTATCTGATACTCATTAAGCAACAATCCATTTGTAGCAACAGCACTCTGCACACCATTTTTCTTAAGTGCCTCAACAAATGGATACAACCCTTTATTCATAGTAGGCTCACCATCACCAATGATAGCAATAGACCTCACGCCACAATCACGTGCGTCATCAGCTAGCATAAGCAATCTATCAAGTGGTATGTATTCAGATGACTTGCCTTGTTTTATGCCATAACAATAAACGCAATGAATATTACACGATTTAGCAATCCCCATGTCAATGGTTACAGGAGATATACGATAACCACGCAGGAAGTCCTCAAGTTTATCCTGGTGCCAAAAAATCTTACATCCATCCATTAAATACTTTTGTGGTTGTTGCCTCAGGTATGATTCGCTCATTTCTTATGTGCCTTTCTCTTAGTATAACACCTCGTCGCTGGTTTGTCAAGTTTATGGTACAAAATATATGTCTTCAATGTCTCATAAGCATCAACAAACCCTTGTATGTAAGCCATTTCCATTGATGATGTCTTGTTTATATACAGCCTTATCTGTGCCCAATACTCCCCATTGACCTTCATATTCTCAACTGTAGCATCGATATGTTCTTTTATCATTTCTTCTTCTCCTCAAATAGTTGTATAAGCAGACCAATAGTATCCTGCATAGCCTGTAATGTATTAGCTATGTGCTTTATAATCTCCCCTTGTTGCTTGACCAACACCTCTAACTCCGCATGTGTCATCTCTCACTCACTTTCAGATATGTCCTTATGATATGTATCTCCAATGCCCTGCTACTCTCTATCACATGTGCTAACCTGTTCATCAATGTCCTAAAACTCTTACACTCCGACTCCCACTTATGTATCTTCTCACCCCTTACCTCACTTATCCTTGCCTTCCATACCACTATCTTAACCACTTCTCACCTCTTTTGTGTAAGCCTTGACGGGGGCAGCTAGCAGGGATACTTGCTTTCATACTGTTGCCCCCGTCACAGCTTATGTATCTTATTTACCCACCCCATTTTGCATCTGCAACTCCTTGATACGTGCTTTAAGCTTGAGTATCTCCTTCTGTGCTTTAATGTTCTCAGGCTTACGATGTATGCTATAAGTCACTCCCTTATGCATCAACTCATAGCTACCTGTCTTAGCAAACTGCTTCAGCTTCTTCTCTGATACATACAGCTTCACAAATGTTCTCATGTTCTACTCCTTTCATATTTATGTTTATAGGGGGTGGAGAGGCTGGTATCTGAACCATTTAACTCTACCCAGTGTAGAGCACCTCTTCACGATTATACCACCATACACTCATTAGATGACAGCATTGACCCAGTTTCAAAGTCATAGATAATCTCTCTATTATACTTCTTATGTTCTAATGTCAACCTGCATTGATTAGCTATAAGAGATGCTATCATCAGCACATTATACATCACAGCCTTCTGTGTACATGGCAATACAGATGTCTCACTATCCTTCCATAATGTCCTCTTATACATCTTCATATCATTCTTATCACCCATTATGCAAGTGTGTACCTCTAACTGATGTCCACCCATTCTACCATCTATGAATATGTTCCTTGTAGCATTGATAGCATGGTATATCTCACTTCTTACCTTCATTGTATCAACTGCTGATATGACTACACCAGGAGTAAATGCCATAGACTTATCCCATCTATGGGCAAATGTGTTTATACCAGAGCCTGCAAACATATGTACTATAGCTTTTAATTCTTCAACTTTGGGTCTGCCTAAACTATCCAATGGATAAAACTGATTAGGTATATTATGTTCCTCTACTGTATCATCATCATATACAGTAATATCAGCAAACCCCATTTTAGCCAATGCCAATACCACGAATGACCCGATACCCCCACCACCAATAACAGTGATGGGAGTATCAAATATCTTACTACTAACCAAGTCAGCCTGTCTTGTCAAATCCATTGCACCACCCCCTTATGTATATGTTTAACAATCATAGTTCCCAGTCAAGTACTTAAACTCTTCACACTCTACCACAAACTTGCAACAATAGCATTTATTCACTTCCATACACCCCTTAAATGCTTTAGCTTGTGCTATGTTAATGTCCAACTGCCTCGCTACCTCTATCTCATCTGGGTCTAACTCTGCATTGTATGTAACTCTCTCCTGCTTACCATACATATTCCCATCAAACCCAAATCCACTATACTCCTGTTGATATGCCTCACTAACATATGTAACCTTCGGCTTATCCTTCGTATACTTATCCAACACCTTGATACTCTTCAATGCCTCATCACTTGGCTTATACTCATTATCAATCCTCATGTATGTAGCCACACCAGTCAATGTAACTCTCACTGGCTTAAAGTAATCAACTCTCCCTAGAAACTTATGTGCCTTATTGATTACCAATGACACAAGGAACTCTCCATTTGATAATGTAGCATAATTATCCTCATCTGTGCCACTGTGGAATGTATCCATATCAGCATGAGAGTGCCAATGCAATCTCAAATGTTCAGTATCCTCACCTTTAGCCAATAACTCACTCATCAATTCAGCTATCACATCATCAGTGATATCTGTAGATGACCCAGTATTCTCTTGCTTACCTGGTAGATACACTTCAGATATGCGGAACTCAATCTCCACTGTATCTGGGTCATCTTTATCCTTTGCCTTTGTCCTATGTTCTATGCGTTCTACCATACCACACCCACTCACCTCTGTATCATAGTGGTCTACAAACTCACATAAGTCAGCATATAACTGTGCTGGTATGCTTATGTAATGCACAGCTGATGTCTCTACCTTCTCCACTCCACTACCTATTGAAACTAACATTTACCACCCCCTTATGTTTAGTAATTACAACCATCTTCTGTATAGCTTGAGCAACCATTGCAATATGAATCATCACTGAATCTCTCATCTGTATCAGGGCATACATGACAAGCACAATCATCTGTTGGTCTATCACAATTACTGCATCTATCACAATCGCATACATAATCCAACTCCCAACAATCCCTACACCTATCCCCATTATCCTTCGCAAATGCATATCCACTTATATACCACCCACCACTATCACAAGTAGATAGAAACTCATGTGCTAATCTCAACTCACCAATATAATCCTGCTCTCCATGACACTTGCATATATCCTTACTCCATGTACCCCAACAAGGCTTACCATTACTTGGTATATGCGGATGTATCTCACTACAATCCCTCTTGTATCCACCCTCTACATGTGCAAATGTCATACCTTTGGTTATATCAAGTGTAATCTCATACACTCCCATATCCACCTCAACTGTCTTATCATTGTTATCCTTGAACACCATCTTAATAGGTGATGTAGTAGCAATGATAGCACAACCAGCAAACCTTATATCACTATACTTGAGTTTAATACCCTCAAACAGATTATATATCTTCTGTCTATCCATGCTTGATTGCTTACCAATAGCTGATTTAATCAATGTATTTACTGAACTCATCTCTTCAGCTATTGTATACAGTGCATTCTCGTGTGTTTTTATATCATTTATCAATTGCTCTCTCTTACCCACCCACAACTGTGTACGTTTACTAAAGAACTCAATATACCTCTCTACCTTCTCATTTGATACTATACCTATCTTACCATCTACTATCTTTACGTCTTTAGGTGCAAATACTAATGTACCATAATCCCATCTAACATCTATCAAACATAAGTTACCACTCATATCTACATGACTTACTGTCAACTTATCCCCAACTGAAGTACTACCCCAACCATATGAAGCACCAATCAACTCTACTAACTTACCCTTATACATCTTATCTAACTCTTCAACAGTCATCTACCCACTCCCTTGTTTGATACAGCAGGTGATAGCATAGGTGCATATGCCTTATCCGCCTACCTACACTACCACCTGCTATTATCATTGTATCTTACCTTCCACCCTTCATCTTCTGTACCAATGTAATGATTGAGCCTTCAGCACTAACAGTACCACTCTCATCAACCTCTACATTGTTCAACCTTATGCTACGACCATTAACATCAACTTCTGCTATAGCTAATATATCAGCTATTGATACTCCAGCTTCAACATTTACTTCAACTACCCTCTCACCAAGCGGTGCTATTTTAACTATCATGTACCACTCCTTATGTTATGCTACTATTGTTATACTACAATGCTGTTCCACCCCATACTGCTATCATATCACATATACACACCTCCTTATGTAGCATATGCTTATACTGCTACATATGCTTATCTACTAGCTACATAAAACTTATCCCTATTGAATCTATCATTATCATCTTGCATATATGCTATTAGCTCATTGACTAATGTATCAAATGCTTCACTTACTTCTGTACTATTATATGCATTTCTGGTATTGGATATAATATTAGCTATTGCAATATAATCCTTTTTAGTCATCTCACTCTCCTTATGTTTATATGTTATTAGCATTGAACTTGTATAATGTATGTTTATATAATCAAATAAGCCAATATATCAGTAGTATAAAAGAAAAGAGGCAGGTCATATCTCTATAACCTGCCCCATTTCAATCGTTTAGCCTATCGCACCAACCTTGCCGTCAGGCGTTACGCTTGCCGATGTACGGCTGTACAATGAGCCTTTGAGCATTAAAACCCTGCCGTCTGGCAAGTCTGCTACCATATCGCCAGCCCACTTGCTACCAGCAACAAGATGCAATTTCAAGCCGTTTTTCGCGTCTGTTGGTACTACGCTATCCAGCGTTGCCAGCGTATAGATTTCCTTGCCATTTTGCAAAACCAGCTTGAACCCTTTTAAATCAACCGCATTGACTTTCAACACTTTACACCCCCGTTGATGATGATACACTACCTGCAAACTCTGCAAGTCCACGCTTGCAAAGCTGTTCTTTCAAGTCAATCAAATACACCATGTTATGGATACGCGCTTCACCTCTAACCCATTGCTCTTCCTGGCATGCTCTGCTAAACGCTTGCAGTATTCTAATATCATCATCAGATATTACCTTGTGCTTTGTCATCTCGCACCCCATTATTGACCGCATAGACCGCGCAAGCGCGTAAACCCCGCACCGACGGACCACGACGGACCAAAGTTGTCAAAGAGCATCTTCTGTCTACCCTCGTATCATACCACAAACCACGCCCCCGACGACAAAACACCACAAAACCACAAGACCAGCGACGAGTCATACCCTCGTATTTTGTCAATACCCTAAAAGCGTGTCTACCGACGAGAAAATAAATTTTGAGGTATGCCCCAAAACCATTTCCGCGCCGATTGAACACCAAGCCACAAGGCTAAACCCTGCCACAAGGCAAGCAATGCCCATTTGCGCCACGCTTGCACACCAGACAGCCCTTGCCCTGCCTGACAGCCCTTGCGCGTCAGGGATAGCCTCGCAAACCGCAAAAACGGGCATTGACACAATACACGCCAAGCCACTTTTCAGCCACTTTTCAAGCATACACGCCGGACACGCAACCTCTACAGCTTTGAGTATAACCGTATCATAAGCTAGTATAACCGTATCATACTACATAAGCCATTGATACGCAAGCACATAAGCACATATCCAAGCACATACTAGCTAGCCTGTGCATAACCCTGTGGATAACTATTGACCTGTTAATAACTCTGTGGATAACCTGTGCATAAGTCTGTGGATAACTCATTTCCCCCCTGGGGGGGCCTGGGTAGTTTTGGCTAGATACAGAAATTTACGCTACCCATTTTTAGCTTTGACTTATCTAACTTATTGTGTAGCAATGACTTATAGAATTAGCTAATATAACCTTGACAATTCGCAAACCTATGGTATACTTGAGGTAAGAAAGTTATACACAACTTATCCACAACTTATCCACAGGTTATTAACAGGTTGTACACAGGTTATCCACAAGGAGATGGTGATGGGGGGAAGGTACAAGAAGGGGTGGTCTGCGGCTCACCAGGTGGTGTTTAAGATGCACATCGAGGGGGCATCGGTTGCTGAGATAATGAAGCAGACTAAGTTCGGAGTGGATAAGGTACGCAATATCATACGCACGACTAAATTTCAGGAACACCACGACGAGGTGGTTAAAAATAGCGTCGAGACAGCTCGCAAGGCGCTGGAAGGAAGGCTCGTCGAGGCAGCAGGGCAGATCATAAGGCTGATGAAGCAAGGTAAGCCTGAGGAGAGATTGAGGTTTGATGCAGCAAAAGAGATACTTTATCAGTGCGGTATGAAACCTGTTGAGGTTGTGGAGACTCGCACGAGACAGTTCACACCTGAGGAGATTGCTTCATCTTTGTCTGTAATGAAAGAGATACAAAATATTGAGGGGACACTGGCAACATTGGGAAGTGATTTCCTAATAAAACAAATCGACCAGACTGCTCCCATCGATGCTGCCCCCGTACCAATTGAAGCATCGGTTCCTGTAGCTGCCCCCGTCAAGACGGGTGCTGCTGAGGTTGCATGAGTAGTGTAGGGCTGTCCAAGGAACAGGTTGCTCTGGACAGAAAGCTTTGTCAACGAAGCTTGTACTATCTTTGTAAAGAGGTCCTTGGGTATAAAGATATGGTGCCGCATGTTCATGGGCATCTTTGTTATTTCACGACGCACCCGAAGTTCGGAAGGTTTAGGCAAGCTACAGTTCCTCGCTCATGGTTCAAAACCTGGGTACTCACGGTCGGCAAGGCCATATGGCTAACACTCCCCGATGAGGACGGCTTGTATAAAGACATATTCCCATACAAGGGTTGCAACGTGCGTATCCTGATTGCATCGAACGTCATCGACAACGCAGCAAAGATGGTGTTCAAGATAAAGCAGGAGTGGATGCATAACGAGAGGTTGCAGGCGGCATTCCCTGAGTTGATACCGGATTTCAATAAGACACGATGGTCTGACCACGTTGCAGAGGTCGTGCGTGCGATAAACGCCACCGAAGGTACCTATACAGCAGTAGGCGTCGGTGGCTCTGTTATTTCTCAGCACTTTGACCACATACTTGAGGACGATTTGGTGTACGCGCGCAAGGATGATTTTACGGGACAGGAGCTGATGCCTTCACAAGAGGACATCGATAATGCTATCGGATGGCATAAGCTGTCGTTCTCGCTTCTTGCTAATCCGAAATCGGGTTGTATCGATAACACAGGCACTCGATGGGCTCCTCAGGACATGATAAACTACATCCGCAAGTTCGAGAAGCAGTATCAGTGCATGGAGTTTGCTGCAACCAGGGATGCTCAGTGGCCCGTTATGGATAATTCCCAGTGCTTATGGCCTGAGAGGTACGATAAAGAGACTCTTGAAACCATCTGTCATGCGCAAGGGATGCGGATTTTCGAGACCCAGTACCTCAACCGGCCTCGTGCAACAGAAGATATCGTGTTTAAGAAGGAAGATGTCATCATACACAGCTCCCTCAATGAATACCCGTCGGATTTGGAGTACGCAACCATCGTTGACTTAGCAGGATGGGGGGATTCTAAGGGAACTGCACGCAACGTCGTCCTGACGGGGGCAGTAGATTCGAAACACCACGTCTGGATAGGTCGTTTGGATGCTCGGCGCATGAATCCAAGTGAGGTCATCGACGTGTTTAAGGTGCATTCACGCGTATTTCACTCTAGAATATGGATAGAAGAGATACAATATCAAAGAGCGATACGATTCTTCTCCCGTCAGCAGATGGAAGAGACCGGGGAAGCCTTCATTCAGGAGAAATTGCCTTATGATGGAAGAAAAGATGCTAAGAATCTTAGGATACGCGCTCTTGAGCCTGTCGTTAGTAATGGTTTTCTACATGTGCTCTCTTCTATGGGGACTCTTTTAGAGGAATTGGAGTTTTATCCCCATTCCAGGACGGTGGACATCCTTGACTGTATGGGGTATTTGATAAGAGTAGCAAAAGTTCCCATGGCTGCCCCCGTCAAAGCTTATGTGAACCCTTTTTCAATGGAAGAAATCGAAAAGGAGTTGAAAAAGAATGCTGGTGGCATGGCTGGGCTTCCTTTTGACGCTCAACGCAGGGCTTGGAGGCCCGAATATGGGAGAAATTGAGACACCTCGGAAATACTATGACGAGGGTATACCTCAAACCAAACAATTCGAGGGGTTTCGGGATAGGGTGTACACGGATACTAAAGGTAACCCATCTATCGGGTATGGTTTCAACTTGAATGACCCGAATATGCGTAAGATGGTGCCGACTGATGTGATAGCAGGGGCACGGGCGCTATCCAAGCCTGAAGCTGACAAGATATTCATGGCTCGTTACAATCAAGCAGCACGAGAGGCATTCACTTATGCAGGTGCTGATAATTTTATGAAGCTTAACCCGGAAAGGCAGGCTATCTTGGTTGATATGGCATATAACATGGGATTGCCTACGCTATCCACATTCAAAGAGCTAAGGAAGGCACTTGACTCAGGAGACAACCAACGTGCCGCTGCCGAGATGAAGAACAGCGATTGGTATAAACAAACAGGAAATAGGGCAAAGCATCACGTCCTTAAATTTGGAGGGAAATAAAATGGCAAAGTTTGATGCATGTGTTCCGTCATCGTATGCGACAGCTGCAGCAAGAACAATTGCTACTCAAGACGCATTGTTTTGTGGTGTAGTTGCAATAGCAGGTGCTACGGCTACGGCAGGTAAAATTGTTGTATACTCTGGAACAAATACTTCTAATCCGGTATTTGCGCTAGTTTCATTAACTTCTGGTGGAGTAGCAAATGACGGTCCTGTTGTTCCTGTGGTATGCGCTGGTGGTATAAATGTTACTTGTACAGGTACAGCTTATAACCATGTTGTGCTGTTCACACTATTATAAGGAGATAATAATATGGCTTGTGCAAATAAAGGAAACGCTGCTAAGATAAAAGCTTTAATAGTATCAAAGGGTAAGAAAAAGGGGAAGTAAATCATGCCTATGGATAATGCTGTAGGGGATTCTGTTAGCAATGTATCTAAGGTTGAACGAGACTTGACCTGGTACAAGTCGGCAGTTCTGAACGGACTGAGGTTCCAACGCAAGTACGCCAAGAGCCAGATGTGGCAGCAGTACAAGGCATACTATCGGCATGAGTATCCGGATGGCACCTTACCGGTCAACCTGGTGTTCTCTATCCTACGTTCTATCGTACCTCAGGTATACTTTCGTAACCCATCAGTCGTCATCACTCCCACCAAACCAGGGCTTGAGTTTGAACTGCACGCGAGGCTTGTGGAGGACTTGGATAGGTGGATGCTTCTTGAAACAGGTGTAAAGTATCAAATCAAGAAGATGATAAACGACTCATTCTTGTGTGGTATAGCTAGTGGTTTCGTTGGATACGACTCAGAGTATGGCTATGGCATCAAGACAACAATCGGTGGGCAAGGACAAGCTTCACTGACTCAGTTCAATAAACAAGGCAA